CATCGTTTAAGTTTTGTTTAGTGATTTCGTTTTTTAAATGTCGCCATAATTTTAAAGTCAGACCTGCGTCTTGCTCAGCATAGAAGCCAACGTATCCTGCAGGTAACTTCCAAAGATCTTGTTTAGGATCTATACCCCACTCTTTCGCTTTTTCATTTAAATATGTTTCATTCTTAAGTTCACCCAGGTAATCTTTCGCACATGAGTTTAAGGCAAAACTAAATCTGTTTTCGTTAATCAAAGCAGCTGTAACCATGGTATCTACAATTTTACCATTAATCTCAAAACCATTTACTAACAGCCAACCCACATCGTAACTTGCATTATGAAATACTTTTGTAGCTGGTGTTTTTAAAACATTCTGCATCCAGGCTGTAGTTAAGGCTATATCCATGTTACCACCGGCATCATGACCTATTGGAAAATACCATTGCTGATCATAAGCAGCCACTGCAAATCCTACAATGTGGCCATCAAAGGTAGCCCAACCGCTGCCTTTAGTTTTTAAATTTGGATCTTTAGTTTCTAAGTCAATTGCTATTTCTTCTGCTTTAGACAAATCAGGATACTCATCAGGGCAAACCCAATCACTATCATTGTAAACAAAGTTTAGTTGATGGGTCACGAATAATCTCTCTCTTTAATCATCTCTAAATAGTGTATAGCTTTATCGATATCTTTTTCTTTTCCTTTAGACCTGTGCCTACAAATGTATTTTATAGCATTACCCTCCGCAAATAATAATTTGTTTTCATTAATAAACTCTGCTGGTTGAATTTTCATAGATTTGTAATGATTCCCATCTACCTGTTTATCTAAAGAATCATACGTTGTTGATTTAAACATATCTTTGTGTGTCATAATTAGCCTCATAAATTTTAAAATATTTACCTAATGGAAAATGATATTGATGATAAGTGCTTAACAAATGCAAAGTATTCTTTGATCTTGTAACTCCTGTGTACCACACCCGCAGCTCCTTTACTTTCTCATCTAAATTTTTTTTATCGAAGTGTGATGGAAAGTTACATTTAGAAGCAAGAACAACATTGTCAGCCTCACCACCTTTTACTTGATGTATTGTATCTATGATTATTTTAGGCGGTAAGTTTAGATCTACACCCTCATCCATTAGTTTTTTAAAGTACATTTTGTCTTTGTCTTTGAATTTCCTTTGCATGACTTCATACCAAGGACCTTTCTCATCTCTCATACCACATCTGAGATGTAATTCATCAAAATTAAATACTTGATTCGGATGAGCAAACGACCATTTTTTGCTATCCTGTGACCGGTATCCGTGGTCTATGTTTAATAATCTTTCATACATAATACAGGCTTCTTCTCTTGAAATAGATCCACCTTCACAAATTTTATCCCAGTATTGTATTGCTAAAAACTGATTCGGGTCAAATGATTTATTATTTTTTACGTCTTGATAGTACAAACCTAAATTACGTGCCTCCTCCTGCAGCTCTTTCTTTACATCATTTATTCTTGCAAGAACCATCCAATCTCCTTCTAAATTCCACGGCACTCTTTTCAACGCATTGCATCTATAAATACTTCCTTCCTTTTGATTAGAGTAAAATTCTTTCTGCACTCTTTGATTACCCATAGAGTTAAGTAAACATCTTGAAAAGAAATGTATATTTTTATTTAACCTTACAGATTTTTTAAGAACCACACTACGACCAGGGAAAGTTTGAAAATGGCCTACATCAGCACCATTCCATTCGTAGATAGCTTGATCATCATCACCTGCAACATATACTCTATCTACACTTAAACTTATTTTTACAATCATATCCCATTGTAAAGGTGTTAGATCTTGGGCTTCATCTACCATCAATACTTTAAATGGTATAACTAAACCCATTTTAATATATCTCTCAACCATATCTGTAAAATCTAACCTGTCCGGTGTTCGTTCTCCTGTTTCAAGTTCCATAGTTTTAAACTCTTCGTAACCATTAATAATAGATTTAAACTGCTGCAACCTTACAGCTTTTCTTGATTGTTGTTTGTACAGCCATACAGGATCAACTTTCATGTTTCTTGCCCTGTCATATATTTGTAAGGACCAATTGTTAAATACTTTTTGATCATCCCAAGTTTCTTTGTAATTAATTTTTATAGTTCCATACTGAGTATGAAACATAAGCATATCAACCTTTGGATCTAAAACGGGAATCTCAGCAAACTGTTGTCGGGCCAAAGAATGTAACGTTCGAAAGTATCTGAAATCATCGTCATCATAACCTTTAAATTTTTTTCTAACCCTTGCAACACATTCATCAACAGCTTTATTTGTAAAAGATACATAACATATTTCATCAGGTGAATATCCTTGTTTTAAATATCTCTCCACCCGTTGTAATAAATTATGTGTCTTACCTGTGCCTGGGGGTCCAAAAATCTTAATTGTCTTCCCATGCAGCTTTTGTCTTAACGAATTTGACATTTTTATTTTTATGCTCCGTTTGTTTTGGCACTTTTGCAACCCAGTGTCTACTGTCGATTCCTTTAAATTTTTTCTTCGGTTGTGCACCGCCTTGCTCCAAAAATCTTGTACATTCTTTTTCGTTCCAATTATAACCCATCTTTTTTATAAATGATCTAAATGTTTCTAATTTAAATCTCATCTCTGTTTCATCTCGCCAAATGTTACCACTATCTATTTGATCAAATTCTGTTGTATCTTCTACATCCTCTAAAAATCTTGTCATCCTAGAATTAAATACATCCATACCTTCTTCTGTTGAATCAAATCCTTCCATGTCTTGTTTGTTACCCATGAGTTCTTCTAACCAATCTCTATAAGGATCGGGGTCTCTTTTTGTTGGTTTGAGTGGTCGCCATACAATATCATAATTTAATAATTGTTCTCCTAGGAGCTGCTGCTGGTATAATTGTTTTGTTGATAGTCTAATTGATTTTCCTTGTATTGGTAAAATCCAATATGGTTCAGGATAAGAATTTACTTTTATTAGTTTACCAACCTCAGGTAATGCTTCATTAGCTCCTATACCTAACTTTCTTTTTATACATTCTGCAGATACACAATGCATTCGAGCAATTGATGTTTTACATTTATAAGCATAGTCTTTGTTTTCAACTCCTCTAAATATAGCTTGTAATTCTTTTGGGTGTAATTTTTCAGAACAAACTTTAGGCATCATTTCTCTAGTCCATTCTTCATACATTATAGGGTCTGGATTAATTTTTTTTGCTAATACAGCTACGTTAAACATAGCATCGTTTCTACCTTCACCTTTTTGCACTTTGTTTTTCATAAAATTTATTATGCAAGGTGGGTAGTCTTTTGTTTCATCATCTTGAAAAATTTTTATTTTTTTAAAATCTTTTGGTGTTACTCTTAATTTTTTTACAAATGTAAATAAGTCTTCTAGCTTAATTGAATTACCCTCGTCATCCATAGCACAACGAGTTGTCATGTTTGCTTTTTGATATGGTAAATTTAAAAAGTTACCTTTTCTTTTATCGTTCCAATCTTCAGGTGTTAAATCTACTTCATC